GTGTTATGAGATCATGGTAAGGTATGGATCCGGAATAGGGAACTTGCCCTGCATATCCTTGTGCGATATGGAAGATGCGTTTTGCGAAAAGAATGTCCAAAGAATAAGTGATGATATTACCGATGATGACATACAGTATAAAAGCTCCTGTTTGACTTAGACCCGTTTGAAGAAAAATAAGATGCAATGCATTTCCCAGTGCACCTGAAACGAGCGTTGTCACTGTTCCTCTCTGTTTTGATGTTAGTTTGGCAAAGAAACTCATCACTTATATTTGCAACATAAGAAAAAGAAAATGAGATGAATTTGAATCAATTACCAATCATCGTACTCGGCCAACACAGCCGTTTCATCGATACTGTCAGGCGCAGCTTTGTTGTAATTTTTTCGGAAAAACTTGTTCAGGGTGTTGTTCATTTGTTTATGTGTCTCTGATTTCTTATCCAGATTTTTCATAAATTTTTCGCGGTACATATTTTGACTGGCTAGCACAGAGGTTTTATAGGGAATGGGTTGGTAATTGTCATTGTTTGCTTTTTGTTCACCGTTTACATCATCGCTAGAGTCGATCATATGTACTTGCTCGAGCGTGTTTCTTTTCCGTATATATTGTAATATGGTCTTGACGAGCAAAAAGAGTGAAAATATACCCAACCCTATGAGTACGGTCCATATCGCAAATGTACTTACCACCGTAAATATAGCAAATGTCATTTCGTGATTCATCCTTTTACGCCTTAAATCTTGAGCACTTTTAATAGGGCTTCCTGTAGGAGGGCAACAGTTTGGGTCTCCCTCACATGACTTGTCCATCTCTATTTACTTTTATGAATATATCTATTTGATGGATAATAAGCCAATAAATAAAAAGTAAAAATATATAAATGGGTGCTTTAGGGCCATCTGTACTATCGCCTTTACTGTTTGATATATACAGCAACATTCAACGCATTCACGAAGTGTATGGCAACAAGATATACCTCGAAAATCTTGATAGCAATGTGACGCCTCCAGATGGGAGCGCAAAAAAAGGGGCTATCTATACATATTTCTCCACCATGGCAAACCTATTGTTCAAATGGAACTATCTAAAGTATAGTATTCAAGAACAACGACGCAACCAGTTCATGATCGCCACAACTTTGTTTACCATATTAATCACCGCAATTACTGTCGGATATGGTGCTTTTGCCTACTTCTTCGTGCGAAGAATCATCGACACGAAACAAACTGCAAACCGTATAGATCTCATCTATAACATGATTATGATTTCCACCGCGTGTATGTACACCCTCTTTTTCATGGTCATCGTATACCAAAAAGCAAAAAAAGCCGCCCAGAGCCATTACGACGTCGATCACATATATGCAGATGAACCGGGCATTCAGCATGTGTTGTCCATGCTTCAAATCGAAGATTGGTCGATATTCAACCGACACGAAAGCAACAAGAAAGAGTACAAAGTCAAAGGAACAAACCCTGTGCTCGGATTCTTTTTACATCATCAACAAAATGTCAATATCAAATACACGTTTCACCCTAGTCCGATGCATAAAGGAAAGACGAATGAAGGGGGTCTCGCAGGCAAAAAAGTCTTCCGTTTCATCAACGAAGACAAGAATCCATACACGTTGACGACAGATAGTTTACTATCTCCCGCTAATACACCTTATCACCTTTTTGGTGCATCGGATGGTAAAGCATACGTCGACCCTTTCATTCCCGAACAGAGTCTCATCGGGCCGGTGGAGATTTTCCATCAGCGTATCGAGAAATATGACCCCAAATCTCAAGTGAAGCTTTTTAACTCGAGCTTGTTTTATCTACAAAGTTTGATGAGCCCAAATGGTTCATTGGAGTCTCAAATTACGCAACAATTGTATAACAAGGAAACACGTCAAAAACTCGTCGATTATATTGTCGACCTATTTTCTTCGCATCAATTGCTTGCTTTATTTGATGTCAAACCATCATCTGCGTACCTGGAGTACATGTCGCAGAACAAAAAGAGAAATGTCTTGGAAAGTGTGACACGCGAAGATTTTCTCAAAAATACCATGTCACGTGATTTTGTTGCCCTTTTCTATCACGATCGAGATAAGAATGGATATGTTTTTGAAGAGCAAGACTTTAAAGTGGCACCGTTTATACTGAGCGGTTCTTTTTACGATGATTCTTTTACGCTTTTCAAAAGACATGAAAAAGATGAACCGATCAACATTCAAATCGCATCGATACAAGAAGACAAGTTGTTTGTCCGACAAAATTTTACACCTACTTTCCGTGAAGAAGAGAGCACTGTGTCGATGCGCAGACCTTATATCTTTACGGCAGAAATGGACACAAAAACAGGTATGATAATGAGAGAGGATACAGAATCCACACGTGTTTTAGGTAAGAAAAACAACTCTCCTCCGATGCCGAATAGACTTCTTATCGAAACCCATGATTCTATCGATGAAAACATGACCGTGTACAGTTTGGATTTTCTGACATTCATCCAAATTCAAGCTCCCACCAAATGGGAGGCTACATTCAGCTTACTCAAACCCTATTTTCTAGACATGAGCGCTCAGCATATTCACCGTACCGTCGACACATCCCGAAAGATAACTATTAAAGATTTAGATCCAGAGGGGCTTATCATCAAACAAGCCGAAACACAACTAGGAGATGCATTTTCCATGGTCGAAGATAGTTTATTGGAATTCATCCAAGATATACCAGAAAAATATAATTCTGTTTATGCCGATGCACCAGAGCATGATGAAAACAATACGATCTACATCAGTCCACAGGATTTCACTTTACGTATTTCCCATATGTCTCAACATCACTTTTTGCATGTTTTTCTGCGTCATCTTGATACCATTCGCCGCACAAGCACGGGTATCGAAAGACTCCATCAAATGTATGACATTAACTTTTATGCACGTCAAAAAAACATCATGTTGTTTGAAGTCACGACCATAACTGTAGCTATTGCGGGGGCTCTCATCGTTGTCAAGACCATCGCTTACAATTACCTGGATTTTATGTGTGCAAACATCGAGTTTGATGATCGTAAAAAACAACTCAATAACGAGAAATACGATATTGATGAATTGATACAACAACTCGAGTCCAGTTCTGGTCAAGTGGACGATCAACTGCAGCAAAAGCGACAAATGATCGAGCGGAAGCACATAGAACTAAACAGTGAGAAAACTCGATTGATGGCGTGGTACATCCTCGTATCAAGTACATATGCGGTCATTTATATGATAACTGTAGGTTTGTTGCATGCATGGAAAGAGAGGTACAAGATGGATTTATTCGAGTCCAACATGGAAAAAAATAAAAATACGAGTGTCATCATAACACATGCCGACTACTTATTTCGCAAATTTACCCAAAGAGTAAAAGACGGTCGTTTTATTCGACTGACAAAGACATTTGATGACCCGGGTGATGTCAATGAATTATTCTTCTATCTCAAAGAGCATGCTTTCATGGAGAAACCAAACGATGTCATAGATTTGAAAGAGGACGTCGATTTTTCCGAAGAATACAAATACTTCAAATCCATGCTGGATGCTTATGGAAACCCTAATACCCTTGTTTCTTATGCGTCCAAAACTAACCCATTCCCTGTACTGGATACATTTGCTTACATCGGTATTCTATTCGGTGTCGGTGTATTGATCTTTGTATCCAATAACAAGTTCCAGCCCTTTAAGCATCTTCAAAACATCTTTTTATGGATGCGTATTCGAGGATTGTGGAGAAAGGGCATTGCTATCGATCCGGCATCCTATCAATTTAATTGCTTTGAACAAAGTTTTGAAAAAGATAATATCAACTCGTGGTTCATGATGATTTCGGCGTTTGTTATGATTGTCATAGCTGTACTGTTTCTCATTATGTTACAAAAGTATATTTATCAACAACGTATATGATCAAAAAAATTGAGATACATGTAAACTATATAAATACAAAGACATATCTAGTTTCAATTTCATCACGAAACAGAATGAGAAAATTTACAGAGGATATTTTTGAAAGGGCTATATCGGTGGCAAACAAGAGCACAATGGTGTTCAAATTGGGTACTGTCATCGTAAAAAACGGAGAAATCCTATCTGAAGGCTATAATCATATTTCCGAATACATGTGTCATCAGAATAGTGTACACAGCGAAGTGCATGCGTTGTATAATCTCAAAAAAATTCATCGCAACAAAAAGTTTTTGGAAGACGCTGTTATGTTGATCGTGCGTGTAGGAAACGGAAAAGAGTGTCATACTATGCGCATGGCCAAGCCGTGTGAGGAATGCCGTAAAGCGATCGCAAAGTTTGGTATACGACGGGTTTTTTATAGTGACGGATAGTTTCTATGTGGATATCACTACTTTTTGCAAAATGTCTTGGTAGATATGAGGTGGAATGTCATAGGTCCATCTCGTTTCGACACCTTTTTGAAGACATATGGTATGAAATGTCAAAGTCTGCGTTTCCTGTGATTGACTTTCTTTCCATATACGTGTTGTCAAAATCATGTAAATGATATCTTTTAGTTTTTCTTGACCGCTATTTACCAACTTGCACGGGACTTCAGTAGAAGCATGATGGTCACTGTTCCTAGTGTCGCGCATCAACGTGAAATCGATCTCGCTCACAATAGAGGGAACAGCAAGAGTCACTTTTTCTTTAAATTTGATAATCTTATTCATACATTCTTTTTTGCAATACGTATCCAAGAGTAAGAAGAATGTCTTGTTTTTCTTGACGATATCCGTGTAAAAGGAATCGAAAATATTGATGTAAAAATAGTGGGTCGTGCGTAACGCATGTGATATTAAAGTCAAAAAAAGTACTTGACGTATATGATAAGGATATAAAATGTGTTTCTCGTAACTTTCCTTGATCCGCGCTCTATTTTTCAGAATAAATGTGTCGAAAAAGGTGTCCACGAGAGTGTATATGTGAAAGGGAAGATTTCGATCGAAATTACTTTCTATAAACGCACATACTTTGGGGTTCATTTTTGTTTTTTGGGCATCAAATTGTTCCCATGTCATTCCTTCGCGATGTGAAAAATACCAAAATATAACATGTTCATTATCACAAAAAATAATGTTTTCGGAATAGGCGATATTAGAGACGTCCTTGAGGTAAAGAGAGTCCGCCAAAGCATCTTGAAAGGACAAGACATAGAATAAGTATTCCAAGAATTTAGACATCAGGGTTTTTTTGGTGTCGGGCACTTTGCATTTCCAAAAGTGAAGGTTTTCAGCATCACACATGATATACTCTTGCTTTTCCGTCAAACACGGCTTTATGATGGTGTACAAATCATACATTTCTTGCTCGGTCATCTCGTTTATCCGGTTTTTTAAAATGGTGTCATGTGACTCGGGAGCGCCCGTCACACCATTCTTGTCAAACAATTTAGACGCGTCGTAGAATATCAATTCTTTCATATCGGGTTTATTGGGTGCTAACTTGTAATTTTCGATCGGGATGTTTTTGAACCACGGATTGATGCATTTTTGTTTGCTAAAGATGATGAGATTTTTACGAGGGCGTGAGCAAGCTACATATAGCAAGTACTGTTCCGCAAGATATTTTTCTCGGTCATAATGATTTTTGGGCGTGACCAGGAAAGCATTCGCATCGATAATGATGACGTAATCCCATTCCAGTCCTTTAGAAGCTGTGCATGTCATAAGATTGATATGGTTTTTCTTCATCCTGTAATTGATTTTGGATGCTTCCGTGTTCCCCGATGAAGATGCACCGTTGCCAGATGCTGACTGGTCTTGTACGAATGAAGTGTCGGAACCCATGTCGTTGTAGAATTGTTGAAATGCGATATCGTTTTTGAATAGCAAATTAGCGATATAACATAATCCTTTATAATTATGCAGTCCGTTGGTGCATCGTAAGTATCCCCGCGTGGGCGCCAGTATGGTGACTTTGTGTAACGGAATTTTTTTTGCTATAAAATGATGGAGAATGGAAAGTAAATAATGCTCGAAGGAGTGTGTATTTTCATAAGGATAAAAGGTGACTTTGAGTTTGTGTGGGACTTGCGGTTGTTCAGATACTTTAGTCATTGTAGTGTTGTACGGTCTCAAGTAAGAGCAAAAATCGACGATGTGTGCTTGAGAACGGAAATTCTTGGTCAAATGGAATGTTCTAGCGGGATGTTGAATGAGATATTTGTCACATGATCGTCGAAATTGATAAATGTTTTGATTTGGGTCCCCTATAAAATGCAATTGCGCGCGACAGTGCTTCTTCAAGAGCATCAAGATTTCGTACTGAATATCGTTCAAATCTTGTGCTTCGTCTACAAACACACATTTTACATTTCGTAGCTTTTCCAAAAAATGCTGGGGGCTAGCATGAAAGACCGTGTCTACATCATCGTTTTTTCCATCTAGACTCAAGAGTATGCGTAACATGGCGTAAGAAAGTATAGACACGTCGATACTACTCGCCACTTCTTTGCCCAGAATA